CAGTGAAGAGTTCAGCAAGGCAAACAAGCGAATCATTGATAACATTAATTTAGAAAATCAGTTAGTGGGAGCAAGTAAAGCTGTTAGTGATGTTACTAAAGCCCAAGAAGAAATATTCAAGCGTGCCGCTGATGAAGCTGACAAATTACGAGATGCTAAATCTAAATTAAGTGCTGAAGAAAAGCGTAGAGGCTTAGGTGCAGAATATGATAAGCAGATTGCAAAAATCCAAGAAGTAGCTGCCGCTGATGCCAAGCGTGTTGAAACAGTATTAGAAAATCAAAATAGACTTGAAGCTGCTGACAAGTTAAGACTATTTGGAATCCAAAGTCAAATTGACCTAAGTAAGAAATTGCAAGACGTTAATGACGAAATGGCAAAAATGGGTCTAACTTCAATAGAAAAGAAATATTATGATATTGAAGCTGCAACAAAGGCCAGCGCCAAAGCATCCATTGAAGCTGAAGCTTCACGCCGTGGTATCAAGCCAGAAGACATGCCAACTGAGGAAGTCAACAAATATTACGAGGCTGCTGCCAAAGGTGCAGACCAACTTAAAGAAAAAACTGGTGTATTGTATGACGACAGTCGTAAGTTTAATACGGGGTGGAAAGAAGCGTTCAATGACTATGTTGAAAATGCAACCAATGCCGCTGATCAAGCAAGACGAATTTTTGAAACTTTCTCAAGAAGTATGGAAGATACATTGTTTACATTCTTTAAAACAGGTAAGTTTGAATTTAAGAATTTCATCCAGTCAATGATTGATACTTTGTTACGCAGTCAAATACAAAGTTTAATTGCAAAAACATTCTCAATTGGTAATATGCCACAAGGCACAGGTGCTGGTGGTGGTGGTCTTATTAAGAGCATTGGTAACTTGTTAGGATTCGCCAATGGTGGATTGATACCTACCAATGGTCCAGTCCTAGTTGGAGAAAGAGGTCCAGAAATTTTAAGTGGTGCTGGCGGAAGAACCGTAACACCAAACGAAGCATTAGGTGGTGGAAGTGTTACATATAATATCAGTGCAGTAGATGCAATGAGTTTTAAACAAATGTTAGCACAGGATCCAACATTCTTACATGCGGTAGCAGAACAAGGTAGAAGACGTCTACCAGGGAGCAGATAATCATGGCATTTCAATGGGTATTCAATAACGCAGAAAGTTTAAGCGTTAACAAACGAGCAATCGTAGGTCAGACTGTGACTAGAAATCAAACTGTCCGTGCAGTATCTAGGGGTAGTGCTATTAGACGTTTTACTGTCAAGCTACCTGATGGTATGCGATGGACTGATGTAGCAACTTATATCCAAGCATTAGATGCTGCGGATAAGTTTACTAAAGAAACAATACAAATCAACAACAGTGGTTACAACAGTTGGATGAGCCGTGGGGACATTAGTTCGTCAGCTACCTATACCGTTATTTGTGTAGAGTTTCCACAGTGGACTATTTTTGCTAGAGATCAAGTTAGTTGGAGTGGTCCGTTTGTTTTCTATGAGGCATTAGTATGATAGATTTTAGAAGTTATGCCAGCTTAGAAAGCTGTGTCCTAGTTAAATGGGAAGTGCCTAACTTTGATACTGCATACATCAGTGATTATAATACTAACTTAAACTTTAACGGTAACATCTATACTAACATTGGTAATTTGTTAAGTATCTCCAATACAACAAGCGAATTAACTTCAAGTATTGGCGATGTCACTATTGGCTTAAGCGGTGTCCCTGTTGGAAGTATCAGCACTATCCTAAACCAAGAAATTAAAGGAAGCACCATTTCAATCTATAGAGCATTCTTTAATCCAACAACTCATGCACCACTAAGTTTAGGTGGAGGCAATACTATTTTAAAATTCAAAGGGGTAGTAACTAACTATTCCATTTCTGATACCGTTGATGTTGATAACCAATTAGCAGTGAGCACTATCACGCTAACATGCAATAGCATGGTAGAGGTATTAACAAACAAAACTAATGGCCGTAGAACAAATCCTGCTGATTTCCCTAATGACAGCAGCATGAGTCGTGTGCAAGCACTGGCTAACAGTAACTTTAATTTTGGAGCACCATAATGGATTTCTTTAGCGGAGTATGGAATTGGTTCTCTGGCAGTAGTATTTCAAGTTCATTAGCCAAGACAGCATTATTAGGTTATGCTTCCAAGTTATTGAGCGGGTCAACTAATCCAGGTGAAGATTCTGCTGGCGCACAACCAGATAAAGGTGCAAGGTTACAATTAAATCCTAGCACTGATAACCAGATTCCTGTCTTGTATGGCGAAGCATATTTTGGTGGTAATATCACTGATGCTGTATTAAGTGCAGATTACAAGAAGATGACTTACTGTTTAACATTATCAGAAGTCACTGGAGAAAAATTAAGCACTGCCCAACAAACGGCTTATACATTTAATAATGTATACTTGAACAACAATCGTGTAGTTTTCAAAGCTGACGGGTTTACTGTTGACTATACTTTAGATTCTAGCGGTAATCAAGATATCAGTATGCGTGACCTTGTTAAGGTATATTTGTATAAAGGTCAAACAGGTATACAGCCTGTTGGATCATCAGGTGCAACACCACCTTCATATACAACAATGCCAGGCTGGGGAGCGTTAACACATACAATGTCTAATTTAATTTATGCTATTGTAGAAGTAACTTATAACCGTGATAAGAATGTAAGCGGCTTACCTGATTGCCAGTTCCACATTACCAGCGATATGACATTGCCAGGTGATGTATTAGTTGATTATATGTTAAGCACTAGATATGGTGCAGGTATTGACGTTTCTGAAATTGATAGCAGCTTTGTAACTTTAAATACTTTTTGTTCAATAGGGTTCACTTATACCAACACTTCAGCCCAGTCAACTACTAGTGCAATTACAATTAATGGTATTGTAGATACTACACAATCCGTCCTTTCAAATATGGAAGAGATGGCAAAAGCATCAAGTAGCTGGATTAGCTATGATATACATAGTGGCAAGTGGGTAAGTGTAATCAACTGTGCAGGTTCAAGTATTGCTACTTTTACTGATAGTAATATTTTAGATGAGATATCAATTAGTGGAACAAGTCTAACACAATTAAACAATGCAACTGATGTAAAATATCAAAATACTGATATTCTTGACAAGACAGACTTTGTTAAGATTGAAATTCCAGAAGTAGACCTCTATACTAATGAACCAAGAAGCACATTGCAACTTAGTTTACCGTTTACTAATAAACAAGTAGTTGCTACAAAGATTGGTTTGCAGGCATTGAAGCAGGCACGCATTGATAAAATTATTAGTTTCAAAGCAGACTACAGTTATGTATTATTAAAAGCTGGAGACTTAATTAGTGTGACCAGCAGTATCTACGGATATACAAATAAAGTATTCCGTATTGTAACTGCGACTGAAGTTGAGGGCGATGATGGTGCAATACAAGTTGAATTCAAATGTTTAGAGTATGATGAAGACGTCTATGCATATTCTATTCAACAATATACAGTTACTACAGACAACGGTATCCTTGCAATTGGTAGTATTGGTAAACCTAACACCCCATCAGTTACTAAAACTGAGCAGGCTAATGTCCCTAAAATTGTAATCAATGCACAAGTGCCTAGCGGTATTGTAGATGCTGTTGAATTTTGGATTACTTTTGATGTTACGATTCAGAATGAAAGCGCAAGAACTTATGTTCAAATAGGCACATTTAGAAACACTGGTGGGACTACTCTAACTGAAGATCAAACAGTCAGCTATACATATTCTGGATTAAGCCAGGGTGATTTCTTTATCAAAGTCCGTGGCGTTAATAACCTAGCAAGTGGTCCTTACAGCGACCCTACAGGATTAATTGAATATGTCCCAATTGTTGTTGCAGATACAGTCAGCGATAATCCAGTAAGTATTGGCGGACAGTTAATGAGTCTTGGCTTGTTAACTTTAATGAATAACCTAGATAAGTTATTTGTTGGCGAATCAACCCCAGGCAGCATGTTTGATAAGATCTTTAGTATCTTCCAAGAAAAGACAGGTTACGACCTTGTTGGTAATGCTGAAGGCGGCACATTAGTAGTTGAAGCTCCTGCACCTGAGCCAGAGAAGTGTAAATTAACTTTTGGAACTACTAGATATCCAGCTGATAGATCAACAAAGGAAAGTCCAGAGTTAGGTTATCCAATGGTCATCAACGGAGTTACCTTTAGTGGTTCAACTGGTGATTATGCTGATATTACAGGTAGCTATTATTTCAGCTTAGCAGGTGGAACATTAAGCATTGGTGCTGGTAACATTGAACTGTATAAGTCAAGTGGTGTGCTCGCTGAAACAGTATCAGCATCAAGTTTAGTAATTGATGCAGCAAAAGGTATTATTAATATTCCGTTTGCCACAAGAATTAATAAAACAGATTACTACATCTTAATGGATGCAGGAGTTATTGTTGACTCTAATGGTTGTGAATCTCCTGCAATTACTGACCCATTAGTTTGGAACTTCCATACTGATACTCCAAGCCCTCGTCCAATTTTTCCACCTCCAACACCGCAGCCTGATCCTAATCCAATCAACTGCACGCCTTTAAAGTTTACAAGAGTTGTATCTAGTTTAATTACAGGCAAACTATCTAAAGATAATACTAAGGTTGACATTGAATCTAATATTGGTTTAGTATTCAACCAGGCTGTAACATTGCAGACTACAGGTATTATAACTATTAATAGTTCATCAGGTATTCATCAAACTTTTAATCTTGCACATACTTTTGCAAATAATAAAATTAGTAGTGAGTTAGTTTGGGTTTCAAATACTGCAATTGATTCAACATTGATGCTTAACCCAACAGTTGATTTTGAAAAAGGTAAAACTTATTGGATTACAATGGATGCAGGTTGCATCAAGTCTACTTGTGATAACAGTGGTAATACTGCAATCACTGGAAGTTCAACAGCAACATTTACAACTGATCCTGGACCAACAGCCAATGCTACAACTCCTCAAGGAAATAGCACTGATGTTAAATTAGATTATGATAGAAAGGTTGTTCCTGGCACAGGTTCAGTAACAATTAAAGATTCAAATAATAATATTGTTAAAACAGTTCCATCAACTGATGCAGCAGTTTCAATTAAGGAAGGTTAATAGATGACAAATAAAATTTCAAATGGTAGTTTAACTACTACCTCTTCATTGGCATGTGAGCTTACTTTTGTTAAGCACGGACTGTTAAAAGACTTTCAGGCTTTAATGGTCAGCGAATTTACAACTGACTTACAAAGAACATCATCACTTTCTTTAAATTTAGAAACATTAGAGATTCCGTGGACATTAGGTGCAACCTACTCTTTTACCATTGGTGAAGGTTTTGTCAAAGATGTTTCAAAAGGCATAGAAGAAGATAGCCCGCCAGCAAGTGTTAGTTTTACTGCACCAAGTCAGCCTGCTACTTTTCAATCGTCAGTGCCAGCTAATTCCAGCACAGGTGTTTTAGAAAATGTAACCTTTATCTTAAACTATGATAGAAAAATTAATAGAGGTTCTGGAAACATTTATCTTTACAAAAATGGAAGTCCTGACACTTTAATCTATAGTATTAGTATGTCTAACACCTCTAGGGTTACAGTCACAGGAACACAAATATACTTAAATGTAACAGGACAATTTCAACAAGGTAATACTTATTATATGTTAGCAGATGCTGGTATTGTAAAAGATATTTGGGGTTTTACTTCAAACGCAATTACTAACGAAGATACTATTAAGTTTACTATGGCAACTTCTGTTGAGGATACTAATTCAGTTCTTAAAGAAGCTACTAACATTACTACACAACGAAGATACTTGCAAGATACAGGTGCTGGATTATTCAATTCACAAACTACCTACCTATATGATCAGTCTGAGTGGACTTTTAATTTGTCTAATGCCAATGCATTTACAACATCACAATTTAAATTTGGCAATGCATCTTATGCAGGTAGCACTGCGGGGCACTTAACAGCAATCCCGTCAACTCCTAGCAGTATTACTGGTGACTATACTAT